TGTATAGCTTTAATGTTTGAGCGGCACAATCTCCTGTATCAGATGCATAGAAAAATTGTCCTTGTTTGCTCGCATAGTCTCCACATTTGAATGAACCACTTAGTAAAGCATTTTTAGCTGTTATAGTTCCGTCCTTTGTAATTGTACAATTATCAGACCCAAGTGTCAAGCGATTACCAGTTAGATTAATAACATCTGCACTTGCATTAATCATGGATATAATCTGACCATTATCATCTTTATCAATTTTAAGTTCAAGGTCTGCTTGCACTTTCTTAATTGTATCATCAGTGGCGGCGAATGATTTTGATACATCAAGTTTTATTGAGTCTGTCTTTTGTGCTATTTCGGATTTTAATCCTTTGGCATAATCATTTAAAATAGAAGATGTGCCTTCAATAAGACGAGATAACTCATTCGTTTTTCCTTGTAACTTGAGAATGTCGTGGTGTATACCATTAACTTCTGCAAGAGACTGGTCACCTTCCGATATAATGCTATCCATAATCATTTGAATGCCGGTTAATGTTCTTTGTAATACATAAGACTTATATACGTTATTATTCGTGTCTATTATTCTAATAGTATCACCAGTCTCCACACAAGGGTTACCTTGCAATGTAATGTTTACTGGGTTGAAAATTACTTTAGATATTTTAGAAAGAACATTATTGGCAATAGTCTTTAATTCCTCAGTCCCTGATGAATATGTTAAAAAATTACCTTGAATAATATAAGTTACTCCAGTATCATCCCCAGCAATATAACCAATATCATCTTCACTTTGACGTATTTGTAATTTTGTAATCTGTTCAAAATTAGTATCTCCTACCTGAAGTGTCTTATATTCGCCCATCTCTAATCTACGAGTATCAACATTTCCAGGTTTTCTAGGAAATAATGATTTATTCGGGTATAAAGTCTTGCTTGGGAATAATCCTCTTGAAAATGGTTTTAGCTCTACATATGTAAATACATCATCTCTGGACATTTTTCCAAAGACTCCATTAATCTCACAGATTGCTTCAAGTACATCTTTAGCAGTCAAGTCAATATCATCTACTGATTTGGATACTTTCATATCATCATTAACCAATGTGGTTGATTGCTGAGTTAATCCAATATACTTAAAAAATGAGTCTCTAAAAGCTTTTAGTGTTATAGACTCATACTCAGTTTGATAATAAGTAATGGGTTCAAGTTCCTCATAATACTCTGTTATTTCTTTGCCATCTATACCAGTATATGTCCATTCTTTGGTAACATTTTCGTATCTAATTAAGGGCACTTGCTTGCTAGGAAATAACTTACTATACCAATCACTTACATTCATGGATGATATTGAGTATAATCTATCATAAGCCGTAATATTTCTATATTTTTTATCGCTTGTCAGTGTATCTTCATCAACTATATATGTACCAATTTTAAATGGTACATCATCTTTATTAGCTAAAGTTTCGGTAACTTGTAACGTTTGACCTTTCAATGAATTTACTGTATTAGCTATTTTGATTTTCAGACAAGAGGACTCGCATTTACCAAATGATAATTTACTGTCGGAGCATAATGACTCCGACAATGAGAAATCACTGGATGTAGATGAAAAATTTTTATTTGTTAGAATAGTTCCATCTGAGCATACAATTTTTAATTGCTTATCCACGGATGATTTATCAAATAAATCATAATACTTATAATCTATCATACATCCTCCTTTTTAGTAACCTACAAATTCAAATGATACTGTATCATAGTAGACTAAATTTTCTTCAATATCATCTATTGTAAATTCAGTATCAACTTTATATACCTTCTGAGTGATATAATCATTTATTTCCGGTACAAACACTTCCATAGTAACATCTTTTTCATTACTATTTTCGTATCTGTCTCGCATTGGTTTCATTATATCTTTTTCAAAAGTTTCATTGTCAAGCCCATCCAATATATCAAATGATATAGATAGAGGCATGTGTTCTAACGCATTTCTTGTTAATATTCCGTTTGCATTTCTAAAACTATCTATATCTTGTCCGTTTACTTTCACTTTATATGTTCCATACTCAATGTGCTTGAGAGGAAAAGTAAAAGTACCTATTTTAATTAAATATCCATTATAACTCATACCTTTCCTCCTTAATAAGAAAATGCACTTTTACCAGTTTGTTTTATGAACTGCCTGTCTTGATTTCTGATGGCTCTAAATACTTCTTTTCCATCAATTTCAATCACTATTGGTGAATTATCTGACATATTCATACCCTGCAAAGTCTCTTTCAATGCTTGCTTAATTGTATCCAATGGTGCTTCGATATTAGTTCCATGTTTCTGGTCACCCACTACAGATAAGAACGGTTGATTTGCTGGAAGCACTGCTCCAGTTGCAAGTCTAGGCAAGCTAACTCTTGATATAGTGCTGAGATTAAATCCTAATGACCTACCACCTAATCCTGGAACCCAATCGGGAATGCTAAAATGTAAATGGTTAAGTGCCCTAATCATAGAATTAAAACCTCCAATTATTCCATTAACCATACCTTGTATACCACTTAGAATAAAATTAATATATGACCTAGCCACATTATATATACCTCGCCAGATTCCAGAAATAATAGATAGAATACTATTCATTATACGTGCAATACCACTCTGCATATAACTAAATCCATTTACTACATATGATTTGAGCGTATTGACCGCTCCTATCACTGTAGATTTAATGCCACTCCACGTATTTGAAATGAAACTTCTAATACCTCCAAAAATTGTTGTAATAGCAGTCTTTGCCGCATTGAATCCAGTTTTTATGAACTGAACAATTATTGAAATTGCTCCAGTAAAAATTGACTTAATAGTTGACCACACACCTGAAATGAATCCAGTTAATGCATTCCAAATTCCTGTGAATATTTCCTGAACTCCTTGCCAAGCTAATGACCAATCACCTGTAAATATACCAGTAATAAAATCTATAATTCCACCAAGAGTTTCCATTATGCCCGATAGAATATCAGCTATAGTTCCTATAACTGATGATACAGTCTTCACCATTGTTTCTAGGATAGGAGTTATAACCGGAACCACATTAGCAACAATCCATGCAATCAATGGTTCAAGTACATTTTTCCATAATTCACTTATTGCAAGTACTATCTTTCCAACAAGTGTAATTAGATTATTAACAAAAGGTTGGAGATGAGTTTCCCACAATGTTTGGATTGCTGTTGCTACTGTTGTTAAAAATGGAGCTACTTGACTATTCCATACATCTAAAAGACTGCTCACTAAACTGCTAAATCCATCTGTTATATTTTGAAAAGCTGGGGCTAAATATTCATCATAGACATTAAAAATCTGTTCAAATGTATTTTTTATTGCCTCATGAATTGTATCCATTGCAATAGATATAGGTTCAAGCAATCCCATTACAGCTTGTTGAATTTTATCCTTATTGTCAATAATAGGTTGAGCAATTAAATTATATAAGTCGGAAGCTAATCTTCCAGTTAATTCCATAAAACCTAATGCTAAATCTGTAGTAATTCCTATGATATCCCCAGTTATGTTTTTAGCTGTATCACTTCTAAAAACAGTAAATATCTCTGCTATAGCTGTGGATAAGTTTCCAGTAATTTGAGCTACTCTACTTGATATATCAAATAATCCAACTATTCTGTCAGTGATATATCCACTGTCTTTTGATAAGAAGCTATCAACTCCACCAACCAGATTCTCAACTATTGTTTGACCTATGCTAACCATGCTTCCTGCAAGTTGTCCTAAAGCGTATGCAACATTATTAGCCCAGTTATTTGCCGCATTTATAACATTCGGATTGGTAAAGATATCTTGTAATTGCTTACCAATACTTGCAAGATGTTTCTGAGTCCTTTTGATACTAGCATCAAAATCAGTGCCTAATCCATTTTTGAAGCCTTTCTTAACTAAATCTACAAGCTCCAATAATCGTTTCTTCACATTATCTAAAATTGTATTAATTTTAGAATTTGTCTGGTCTATAGCAGAATCTGTGCCTGAGCTAATGACTGGTGTTGTAAGACCACCACCTCCTCCAGCACCTCCTGCGCCTGTGCCACTATCAGATTGTGAAGTCATTGTGTTATTTAATTTATCAAATGAAGCTAATGATTTTGAAGCCGTCTTAGATGCTTTTTTAGTTGCTGTATCATAATCACCAACTGCTGTGGTAGCATCATCAAAAGCACTCGCTGTGTCTGATATAGCTCCGCTAACTTGATTAGCACTTTGAACCTGTATACCAAATACGTTGGATAGTACAGAACCTATAGATTTAGCTATAGCAATCATACGACCCATAATCATATTAAGTGCTTTAACTAAAGGAGTTAATACAGTGATTATTCCAGTACCTAATACACCTAGAAATTCTTTCCATTGCTCTTTCAATACTCTTGTTTGGTTAGCCCATGAATCTTGAGTATCAATGAAGTCATCTCCTATATATCCAAGCTGTTGCATTACATACTGATATCTAAGCATTACTCTCTCAGACTGAGACATCTCATTATATGATTTTGTAATACCTTGGGCTAAAGCAAATTGTTTTAGATTTACTTCAGTCATAACAACACCATATTGCTTTAAAGTCTCTGTTTCACCAGTATATATAGATTTTAATGCAATTGCGGCATATTTATTAGAAGTATTAAAGAAAGATGCCATATTAGCACTTAATTTTGTCAAATTTAGTGCCATATCTTTAGCATCTTGTGAGGAGGTTAGCATTGACTTGCCCATTGCCATGAAGGTAGAGCCAGTTTGATAAGCTTCCAATCTTGAGATTCCTAAATTCTTAATGGAACTGTCTGCAAGAGCATCCATTTCACCTCGCATATTTCCAAATGCTTTTTGAACCACATTATCAACTTCAGTTAAATCTGATGCCACATTAACAGCCTGTTGACCAAAATTAATAAGTGCTTTCAAGCTAAATACAAGACCTAAGGTACCAATAATTCCTTTCAATGAACTTTTTAGAGAACCTATAGATTTAGTGGCACCACTCATGCTATTACTTATCTGGTTCATAGCTTTAGTGCCAGTATTTCCCATTTCTGTAAACTGAGGTTTGAGATTGTTCAATCCTTTTTTTAACCCAGTAGAATCCAATCCGGTCTCAATTACAACTTTACCATCTGCCATTATCCATGCACCTCCTTTCTATCCAATTAACGCATCCAAAGCATCTTTTTCTGCTTGACTACGTTTATTCTTACGCCTCTTTAAATCTATAATATCTTTATTCTCATTATAAAAAGTACGTTCCCACTTCTCTAATTTTTTATGCTTTGCTTTCTTTTCTCTAATACGAACTACGGTTGAGAACATACCTTCGCCAATCTCATTGAATAATCCAATAAATGTCCACCAGTGCATGTACTTAACATCTCTTACTTCATATCCAGCAATTTTATTGATAGCTGAAAAAATAATCTGCTCATCCTGTTCCCAATCATATAATTGTGGTCGCATATGCTGATTCTGTGATGATTGTTCTGATTGAATCTGCCCACCATCTAAGAACCATAAAGCTTTTTCATATGCTGTACCGGTTGATTTGGGTATCTTATCCTTAAAAAGAATTGAAAGAACCACCATTATTTTTTCCATATCTGTAAGTTCGTCATCCATACATGCCTGCATGATAACTAATATATCTCTATAATCTGTGCGAATTTCATAATCAATATTATCAACTTTCAATGTTGTTGGTAACTTACCAATCATATTACTCTACCTGCTTTGTATATTTCTCAATGTGTTTCATACTCTTTTTAAACTCAGCTTCTGTCTCCTTCTGAATTATTGGCATGAAAGCTAATAAGAATCTTTCAACAAATGTTACACCCTTATATGATGATAAGGCACTCTGATTTCCGAATACAACTTTACTTGCATTTTCATCATCGAAAAGTGTATTAATTTCATTCTTAATAAGTTTATCCATCTTGTCGAACTCATTTACTATATTAACCTCATTTTCATTGATACTTGTAAGCTCTTTGATATACTCTTTAATGTGTTCCTGCATTGCTTCAGCACGAGGATATAAATTAATATCTGAAGGGTTGAATGAGATTTGTCCTCTTACATTTCCATTCTCATCTTCTATATCGTATGTTTTTAATCCGGTTTCAATTTTAATTCCTGCCATAATTTTTCTCCTTATAAAAAATAGGATAAGGATAAATTAATACCCTTATCCTTGTATCTAATCAATAATGGTTTTATGTTCATCATCTAATGATTGTGCCTTTATATCGCTAGTCCCCTGACTAGCCTTTTTTGGGTGTAAATGTAGGTACACCACTAGCAATAGTTACTGTACCTTCTTTTCTATTTCCATCAAAAAGTACATCAAATGGAATTGATACTCCTGATGTATCACCACCATAAGATTGTGGCTTCACGATAACATCCTCTACCCATGCCTGATGAGTGGTTTCTGCCGTATCCTTGATAATAACTTCAAGAATCTGAGTTTTACACTTATCGCCTTTAAGTCGATTCATAGCAATATCCACAAGTTTTTTATAGATGCTATCTTCTGGATTAGCATAGTATGGGTCAGCTGACATGCTAGGCTCATAACCATTATCTTTTACAGTTGTTTCTCCTAAAATATTCTTAGTGGTCTCTGTATCAGGATTTAGCTCTACTGACATATCGTCAATGTCTTTTCCTATAAGAAACCATGTTGCAGTGCCAGTTCCAAAAGAACTATCAATGTAATGCATTAATGCTTCTCGTGCTAATTTCATTTTCATTCCTTCCTTTCTGTATATGTTATTTTTACTTGAAATTGATATTTAGATAGTTGATTGGTTGTATCAACTAATAATGTTGGGGCATTGGTAAGTACTTCTATTTTTTCTATGTTACACTTTTCTCCAAAATCTGGTCCGGAATCAATTGATTGGTTATCAATCCATTCAGAAAAATTCTGAACCTCATCCAGTGCTTCCATATTTACATCGCTAGTACCTGAATTATCATAGCTTGTAATCATGTCTATAGCAAATGCAAGTTCTTTCTTCATTGAACCATCAATAAATTTCTGTACTATACGAACTCCAGGTACACTATTCATTGTTACAGCGCCTACAAACATTGGTGTAGCGTTAAAATACATCCAATGTCCTAAAGGCTCATAATTTTCAGTCAACCATTGATTTACTTGCCTATAAAGATTCATAATTTAAACATTTCTCCTTATATATTCAGATACGCTTTTAGCAACGATATTTTGGTACATCTCAAAAGCAGGAACTTCCCAATGACTTGTTGCAAGTGGATTTTGTTCTTTACTATAATTAAGAGGTATATTCGTTGGAACTTTAGGTACACCAGGTCTACTCCAGAATCCATAATCTTTATCATAGAAAGCACCCTTGCCTGTTATAGGGTCAACATATAGTTTTCCTTCCCACTGATAATGAGCATAAGGTGAATTATATGTAACTTTGAATGGGTCTATTGTAATATTACTAGCTAATATACCTTCTTGCATTGGTGTATATTTGGCAAAATATCTTGACCATTCACTAGCCAAGAATTTTCCTATTTTATCAGATTCAGCTAATCTATGAACTGTAGCAGGTGGATTATAAAGTTTGATAGTAATTTTAGCATTACTCATTACACACCACTCACTTTCAATCTAATAGTTGCTCCATGTTTCTTAGGAACTTCTATGATACTTCTTACTTCACACACCATGCCTTTATGCTTGTTCTTAAGCTGTATAATGCTATTTGGTAGAAAATCTTCATTTATTTCCTTTAAAAATATATAATCTCCTTGTGACAAAGTATAATAAGAATCTTTATTTTCAAGATTTTTCCATTCATCATAAGGCTTATACTTATCATCAAAAGGAATTAAAATGGTGAATGCTTGACCCATGCTAACTTGTGTTCCATTGACATCCATAACACGCTCAATAGCATATTGGATATTATGCAAGAAGCATTTATACCAGACATCAAGTCCAGTTATACTGTCAGTTTTAGCTAATCTATTAGCTATTGTTATTGTCTGTGCATCCATTGTTTTCTACCTCTATAAAGTAATTCAGGATACTCCCATAAGTATTCATTAACTAACTGAATAATCTGTGTATCTATAACACTTTTTCCTTCATTGTTCGTTGCACTATAACCAAAACTTTCAATCCCATTGGAATAACTGGTTAGATTCTGTGCTTGGTCTATATTCATCTGTTCCCAAAAATTTGTATTTAATCTAAAACAAAGATTAAATACTGCTTCTGGGATGATGTCTAGTTTTCTGATTCTGCCATTTGTCAGATAATCTAACTTTGCTTCAACTTCAATTTCATGTTGATTAAAGGCGGTTTCATTGAGTGTACCACCTAACTCTTTATATTTGTTATAATCAAGATACATTCAATTCCACCGCCTTTCTATGCTTCAGTTTTAGTAGACTTTCGTCCTCGTTTTGGCTTTATTTCTTTCTGCAAAGTTTCAGTTTCATTCTTAATTGTTTCATTGTCTATAGGTTTATGTTCTTCAACATATTCAACAGCACCATGATTAAGATGCTGTTGAATAACCATATTATTATCACTATTAAGAATTACTCCTGTAGGTAAGAGTAATTGCATAATTTACACTCCTTTATTCCTCGGTGTTAGACTGTACCTGTGTCTTTCCTGCACGTACAACAGTGCTTCCGGTTACTTCAATCTCTACAATGGCAATCTCATCATTGTCTGTTGCAATGATTTCGGCTGTACCATTCCAACCAGTATAATCAGTTACTGTATCACCAATCTTTGGTAAATCTACTGTCTTGTCTGTCTTATACTTATAGGTATTAGTACCTGTCTTAGCAGGACTTACACTGATTTTGGTTTTTCCACTTGTGGAACCTTTAGATGATGTTACTACGATAACACCCTCTGGTGCATAATAGAGAATAGTCTCCGGTGTAACACACTTAGTTCCATAATAGAAGAAAAGCTCAACAGCATATGCATTAGACATTGGAATCTTCTCTGCTGAATATGGGTTAGACATAATTGGCTGAGCTACTGAACCGTCAACCTGCACGATAAATTCTACATTCTCAGGCATATTGATTGTTGACATGAATCTAACACCATGAAATGTTGTAAACTCTTCAGCCGCTGTATTAACATTGGCGTTATTAACATTCTCATCGAGATATTTTCGCATCTGACTATATACTGCCGGTGTAACCTGAACTGATAACATATTTCTAGGAATACCCTGAATGTAATCATTTTTGAGTGTCTCAAGTGTTACGATTGCTTCCTCAATAATATCCTGGATAGCTGTTGTTCCTGATGATGGTGTGAACTGTGTACCTGAGTTTACACACTCTCTAAAGAACTCCTCATCTAACTCATTAGCCATCTGCATTGCATGATTGGCACTTCTACGAGTGATAAGACCATCTACACCTAAAAGTGATATATCTTTCTGCTCAATCTCTTCTACGAACTCCTTATCTCTATCAATAGGAATTGTTACTGTAGCTCCCTTTACTTTCTCTCCTTCTCCGCCTCTACGTGCTGTACCGTAGTCTTTAGATTTTGCATTTGCAAATCTCTTTGCTTCTACTGTTCCTGCAGTTGGGTCTCCAGATAAGTCCTGATTCTTAATCTGTCCTGAAATAGTAGATTTCTGTACATTCTCAAGTACTCCGTCATATGCTTCATCTAAAAGCATTTTACCTTCTGGGTCAAGTAATACCGATAATGATTCAATTCTTGGCATAAGTTTTCTCCTTCCTTATAACTACCATATAATTGGTCTTTCTTTTGGTGTTGGTTCAGGCTTTGGGTCTGTGTTATCACTTGGATTTGTTTTACCACTAAAAGATGGTTTTGGTTCATCATTTTTAGGGCTTGGGTTCTCTGTGATAAATGCCCCAGCATCCTGCTCCTTGTATGCATTTACAAAATCATCAAATCCTAAGATTTTTCCATTTTCCATTGATAACTTTTTAGCTTTCAAGTCGGACATAAATGCCTTCTTTGCTGAGTTAGAAGAAAATTTAAGTTTAGATGAATTTTCTTTAACAGCAAAGTCATAAGCCTGTTCAGCTAACTGATTCTCATAATCTGTCTTAGCAGTGTTATAAGTTGTCTGCAGAGTATTAAAATTAGCTTGTAAAGTGGCTAACTTCTCTGCATCTCCACCAGCCTCCTTCAGCTGTGTCTGTAAATTAATTAAGTCAGCATCTCTCTGAGCTATATCAGTATCATATTTTGTCTGAATAGTATCTCTCTCTGTCTCTGCTTTGCTTAGCTTAGTTCGTAAAGTATCAACCTCGCTCACTGTCTTGTAATTCTCCAAAACTTCCTTGTCAAAAGCTTCTTTCTTATCCTCAGGAATTTCAATTCCACAAGATTTAAGAATTTCGTAAATGTTTTTCATGTTTTATTGCTCCTTTTCAACTAAAATAATTGTTATAGACCACTTTCTGGTCTATGGTTTACTTCATATTGTATTATACACAAGTTATCAACATTTGTAAAGTAGTTATTCACAAGTTATACACATAGTTATAAACAATTAATCAAACTAAAAAAAGTTATCAACATATTGTTGATAATTATGTGTATAACTTTTTTAGGAAATATTTAAGAATCCTCTTGACATTTTTAGTTTTATGTATTACAATATAGTTGTAAATAAGAAATACATAAAAACATTTTTCTAGGAGGTCTTTATATGACAAAATCAGAATTAAACACTTTACAGAAATTAATGGAGAAAGAGGATATTAAAGGAAAGAAATTACTTGACCAGTTCATATGGTTGAATACTTCAAAGCCTAAATATGGAATAGGCAATTATTACATAATAACTGACATAGGGCATAGAATATATGGTGTTCCAATACAAAATAAAAAAGGTAAGTTGATTGAGATAAAACATATATTATCACAAAAGCAATATGCATATGAATTTGAATTAGAATTTGAGACAACTGACGGCAGGCATTTAACTTCAACCGCTTGTGTTACAGAAAGATACATAGGAAGAAGAGTAAGTGATAATCATAATATTATAACAGTTAATGATAAATATGCAGATTCTGTTGGTGTTGCATTAGATGGTAATAGAGCTTGGTAATAATAAAGACCTACTTAATTATAAGTAGGTCTTATTTTTTATACACTTAATTTAATTGACTTGGGTTTTACTTGTTTTCCTGTATACCCAGGCACATAAGTTCTATCCATTTTAGGAGATAATCCAGCTTGTTGTGATATAGAATTATATTGTGACTGTAATTGATTTATATTATTTTTTATCTTCTCAGCCATTTCTGTATCACCCATTGTGTCCGCAAAGATATATTTATCTTTTTGCTTCCTAATTGCTGTCTCCATATTTCGCTGAGCTTGTGTAGCCTGATATTTTGTCATTTCTTTTCCATTAATATTTACCGGTTTTTCACTATTAGCTTTATACTGTTTAAGCTCCTTATCAGTATAAGTTGGTTTAGATACACCTAGTATTATTGGAAATGTGTAATGCTTACAATTACAAGTAGATATATGACGCCTTAATTCTTCATTTCGCAATTCAAATTCTTTTTTGCTGAACTGCTTTCCCTGTATATCTATATGGTCTCTTGCACACAAAGCATGAGCTGATACTTCTACACCATCTGCTCCAAATTCTTCTCCAGCTTTTTCTCTGATGCCATTATTAACTTGCCTGACTCCTTCTAATACATTCATTCTAACCGCACTGTCTAATCTTCGTGTAAGACCACTTGCATATGTTACTTTTAATCCTTCATCTGCATATCTTAAATTAGATTGTAGTGTGGAATCTGTTAATTGCTTATGTATGATATTATTATAGGAATCTATACCATTTGTCACAGCATCAATAGCCACATCAACGAGGTTTCTATAAGGTTCAAATATAACAGTCGTGTTAGACATATTCATAAATGTGTTATGTGTTAGACTCTGTACACTTCTAATATAATTCATCATGTTTTGATTCTGCTTAAAAGGTACTTGTATTCTGTTATGAGCAACATATAAATCATATGCATCTTTATATACGGATAGTCCGCTTAGTTCTAATACTTTATCAAGCTCATCCAATGTCTTTCCGGTTTCCTGTGCTAATAGATATTCAATGGAGTCAATGTTTTGTTGCATTTTAGACATTTGCTGTAATCTGAAAAGGTTAGAAGGAGATAGTTTTCCTATCTCCTTTATCTGTTTTGCCATAAGCTTGATATAATGAGTATTTATAGCATCAAGTCGAGCTGATACTATATAAGCATAATCTGTTAAATCTGCTTCACTAATCATTAGCTGTTATCTCCTTCTTTATTACTAGGTTGAGCATTAGTATTATTTTGATTATTCTCCAAAGTAGCTTCAGGTACTTGAGTGAATAAATCATTTAATTGCTGTTGCTGTTGTGCTTGTTGCATTTTATCTATAGCTAATTGAGCAGTTGTTATAGATTCACCAGTATACCACGCTCTTACTTCTGCTTTGCTTAGAATACCTGCTTGTTCCATTGTAAGTTTCTGTTCAAGCTCTGTATCTGTATCAGTAAGTATACTATCCTTCCAATCAATTTTGGTCTCATAATCCCCATCTGCGAAAAGCCCATATAAATCAACAAATACATTCATAGCACTGACTGTATCTAAGATAGCACTCTCCAATGCTTCCTGCATTGCAGTAACAGTGATGTAAGTTCTTTGCTTCATTAGTTTGATTTCTGTAGCTGTCTTAGCATCACTATTTGGGTCTGATATAGTACCTCTTGCAAGTCCTATAACATCCTCAATTATACATTTATAATTATTCAAACCTTGAATATAATTATTATCTCTCAAAGATGGAGCCCACTGGTTATATGTCTCATCTGAACCTAAATCCAATTTTCTATATAGTCTATTCTTACACTGGTCTAACTCCATTTGTGTACCATAATAATTAGTGGAATATGTAACAGCAGTAGGGTCTACATCAACCGCAAGCTGTCCACCTTCATATTCCCAGTCAAGTCTTGAGAACTGATTATCTGCTCTTTCTATAATTCCTACTGCAGGACTAAATAATGATATACCTAATGGGCTGTCAAAATCTATATTATTTGCAATAGGCACTTTAAAAAATCCATATAATGGCTTATCTACGTTTTCAATAGTAACCGGTTCTTGTGAGATTGTAGCCCATCTATCTACATCAGCTAATGGGATTTCCTTACCTAACTCTTGCTCTTCATTATCATCTGACTGTACCAATTTAGCTTTAAATGCTTTATTTTCAATAACAATCTTATTTTCTGTCTGAGAAAATGTCTGTCTCTCTACCTTTGTATACACATATTCGCCGGAAACAAATTGGTCATAAAATGCTATATCTGTGATATTTCCATCATCATCAAAAGCTATAGGTAAGAAATCGCCTTGGAAACTAAAATCAAAGTAGATTTTATTGTTTGATATATAAGGCTTTATAATCATACCACCTAATGCAAGAGCTTTTTCTACAGCTTGAGGTAATTTTTTAATAAGCTTCTTTTTATAAGCATCATTTAAAAATTGTGCTCGTGTTGTTATTTCATCAGGTTGATTAGATTTATCCTCGTCTACATCTTCATCCATCCCAGGGTCAGTTATTCTTGTTTCCAATTCGGATAACATCTGCTGTTGAAAAGAATTACATATCTGCTTAGCTAACCCTAATGAATATATACCCTTATCTTCATCAAGCCAAGGACTTTGGTCTTTATACATTTGCTTCCATAACGTGAAAGCATCTGACATAGAAATAGATACAGTTGTTTCTTCTATGTCTATTGCTTTAGTGATTGAAGTGTATCCTAACATCTTGTCAATCGCCTGTTGTATTAATCGCAGTAATTTTTTTATCATTTTTCTACCTCCTCATTTTTAAATAAGCTTGATAATTTTGGAAATTGTGATGCTATAAACTCTACAAGCGTTTCATTATATGCATAATCAGTTAATCCAGCTTCATAAAAAAATGCGTGTACTAATTCATGTCTTAGAACTTGCTTATAATATGTGTGCTTATGATTAGTGCAGTCATCACCAGGTAGCATATCTAAAGGATATTTTATTTTAATTACTTTATCAATAAAATTTGTTTCTCCATCTAATGATTTTATTGCTAAATCTGTACTAATCTCCTCACTTGATTCAATTCTATATACTGTGCCTAGTATATCTATTGTCGTTTCCATCTTTGTTACTCCTTTCATTTTAAATAAGTTCATTATAATTATAAATGTTGATAAATAATAACACAATAAAAAGTTGTATTATCTACCTCGTCTCTTCCATACTTGTTCCATAGCATATCTTGTCATATCTATCGAATGGTTATCTTTATCTGGATAATTAGAAGTTGGATTTCCATCTTTATCTAACTCATATTCATACTTCTTAAATTCCTCAGAAGTGTTAGGACAACGAATTGGGTCTATTACTATCTTAATTAATGACTGTAACCACTTCATTCCATATCTTACACTATCTGGTCCTTTTTCTGCACCTCGTGCATTAATTCCATAGCTTCTATAATCTGCCACTGATTTCTGTTCTGCACTATCACAAGTTACAACATCAAATCTTCCTAAATGGAAATCATCTAATAGCACTTGAGCAGTATCTTTATTCTTCATCTTATTAGCCCTGAACTCTTCAAAGATGTATAAAGTCATTCTTGCACTATCATAATACATGCATCCATAATGGAATGGGTCAGGATACCAACCCCAGTCAACTCCTCTGTACAGCTTATCCCATTTAGCAATTTCTTTATCTGTAATTTTTCTAATATCAAGATTATCAAATACCTCAGTTCCATTTCCTACTGGTATACCTAAATACTCATGTTCATATGCTTTAGGGTTTACTTGTTTCAGCCACTCCGCATCATCTATGAACTGCTGTCCTAACCACTCAGGCGGAGCTTGTAAGTATGTTGTATGAGATACGACAGTATCAGGTCTTAGTTTTTCTTTCTCTATATAATCATTAGCCCAGTTCTGTCTTGATTTAGGTGGGTTCATAGACTTGAATACTATAAAGTCATTACCACCTCTGATAGCAGACTGCTGAACCTTTCTTATTTCTTCATCACCAGCAAACTCATCAAACTCCTCAAACCACAGATAACCTATATATCCAAAAGGCACTTTGATAGATTTAGATTTTCTTGCATCATCCAATCCTTTAAATATGATTCTCTGTCCTGTTCGTAGATATTCTGCTCGCATTGGAGATTTAGTGAGTTTCCAATCACTTGCTACACCTAATTTATCAATAGCCCATTCTATCTGAGCATATACAGAAGTCTCCAAGGTATCTCTTACTTTTCTATACACGACTGCATGCTTCTCAGCATTTTCCTTTTTCATCATATTAAAAACTATTTCTATGGATACTAATGAGGACTTCAAAGAACCTCGTCCACCGGTCAAGTCATAATATGTATGCTTATGATTTTTTATATCATTGTGGATGCTATAGAAAGCTGGACCTATGCAATTAATAAGTGATGTCTTTTTACTCTTCATTATCTTCCTCTTCCAACTCAGTATCATCTGGAATATCATCAACTATAATAACCCTTGCATCCACATTGATATTCTTAGATTGTACATCTAATCTACGTGCCAGCTCAGAGGCGGCTCGTGTTCTATCCTGTACAGATACATCCATATCAAACTGGTCTTTCTGCTCACCTCTCATAACAGAAGTAAGGTATTCCATTACCTCCTGAATGTCTGCAATTCTGCATGATTGCAACCTTTCATTAATAGCATTGATGTATCTCCTCACGTTGTTTTGTTTTAACAGCCTACATCCGTGTGCGGCGGCTGTCTTTGCACTATATCCAGCACTTATTGCTGATTGTGTTATATTATTTGTTTTCATATATTCTTGTACAAATACTATCTGTCTATTATTTAATAACTTCTTTGCTTCTACTTCTTTATCTGTTTCTTTAGTCATTATCTTTCACCTCATCCCATAGATTTTTCAATGTTTTTATCACTTTTATTTGTGATGCTGTCTTGATTAATTCTTCTTTTCCCTTTTTTACTTTATACATTTTTATATATCTATTTTGCTCTTGAGAATAGAATTGATATGTATTTATACATACTATTATATTCTTTGATTTTAGAGCTGTTTGTAATTTATACATTAACTCCCTTGTATTCATTATCCCGCCTCCTTTTTTATGATTTTTAACATATAATGTATTATATTTGTTAATTATTATAATATGTTTTGTTAATGTTGTAAATAAAAAGTAGGTGGTATATTTCTATACCGCCTACTTGATGCACTTTGATTTGTAATATGGATTTTATATGTTAAATTAATGGAGAAGTATTATCTAACCATGTTGACCACCCCCTTTATCTAATATATGCACTCTTGTTTTATCTACAGTCAGCTCAACAAATCCATCTCTTATCTTATATCTAAAAGTACATTTATTGTCCGCCTCTGTATATGCATATACTGTTAATGCGATATTATCCAATATGATTTGCATATATGTTATCGCCTCCTTTTTATTTATTATAACACGATAACGAAATATTTAATATACTAATCTATACTGAAATAATGATTCTTATAATGGAACTTAGGTGTTCCAAATGAATGATAATGAGACATTCTAAATGCTGTTATCTCATTGTCAAGCTGACTTTCAAGTTCTGTATTTATAGCTTTATATGTTTCTTCTGTTGGTGTAACATCATATATGCTTCCATTACTTACCACTTCAAATTGATGCTTTTGCATTATAACATCTTTTACAGTGTTTGGATACTTATCTGAATCTACTCTATTTAGTATTACATCAACCACATATTGTTTTCCAGTAAATCCTTCTGTTCCGGCTTCCGCCTCTACACATTTTGCAAATAATTCATATTCATCATTGTCCATCCAGTAAGTAGGATGAACTTCACAAGATTGAACTATATTTGTATCATTTTCTTCTATATATGGTGTAAGTGTAGCTGTAGCAACTTGTTTATTAGTTTTAGTATTTTCTGCATATAAATCATCCTGTGCTGATTTTACTGTTGTGATAAAAAGTATCCATACAATTATAAGAATACTCACACTTATTATATTACATTTCTTTGTCATTGTTCTCCTCCCATAATCTTTTATGATTATTTTCTTTTTGCCATTTTCTCCAGCATGTTATTCCCATACCTCTATTAATAGCTTCTTCTGTTCTTAGCTTTCTTCCACATCTTTTACAACTTGTTTGCTTTGCTTCATTCATTAGATTTCTCCTTATGTGGACTTGATATACAAGTCAAATAAAATATGCATTTTGGAGTGCAGTTATATTTTTTATCATAAGCACATTTCCGTTCAGTTTGTATATATCAGGCATTGTCGTCTTCATATTTCTCCCTCAATTTTCGTAAATATTCTAATTGTTCTTTGTCTTCCTTCTCTCTCTCCTGCTTATTTACTGGAGAAAGTAAAATTAATAAAATAACCATCAGTGCTGATATTACTAATAGCATCAGTAATACTACTAATATAACTAATATAAACCAGATATTCATTTTTCACCTTCTTTCTTTAGTGTTTTAAGTGTTATCACTTCACTATGTACTTTTCCCTTTCTAAATATCATAAACAGTTACACAAGGTCCGAGAAAACGAAAATATGCATTCTTTTTAATAGCATTCTCCACTTCCTCGATTTCCTCACTGACCTTTACTGCTTCCTTATGGTCAGCATCAATCTTACTACGAAGAAGGTCTCTATCTTCTTTTTTCATACTCATAGCAATAGCCATATCACCGAATGAACTGCCTCCACCCAAGTCATAATCATCTATGAGATATGCATGACGGCTTCTAAGCTTGTGAAGACGCTCACGAAGCTCTTCAAACTCTACCTTGTCAGGGTCCTCCTCAACATACTGAAGTTTAAAATGATTCATAACCCACTCCAGCTTGCCTTTCTCAATGTTCCTTCTCATTGTTGCACCGAGAAAGATTCCCTCCTCCTCGATTAGCTGTAGCAGATTCTCCTTTGTTAATTCCTTTCCATTTTTTAATTTCATAATTTTTGTTCCTCCGTTTTTTATGTATTTCTTATTTACAAGTATATTGTAATACATAAAAGTAGATTTGTCAATAGTTTTTATAAAAATACATAAAAATTTATTAGGTAAGACATGATAAAACAGCATACTCAAGTGCTATATCTTCATCTATAGTTCCCATCTTTATTCCTGCTTCTATTTCCTGACATTTAAGCATATTTCTTTTTACTTCTGCTATACTATATCCACCTACATTCTTAGTACAGCCATATAGCTCCCCTTTTGTCATTCCAGTTCTTTCCATAGCGCCTTGCTTATTGCTTCCCAATCCTTGATATGCTAATAAGTTTCTAAAACCATTATATAAGATTGATACAATCATCATAGCAGGCTCACCTTTTCTTTTAGCTTCATCAAGTTTCTGTATAGCTGTTTCTATGTACCCACCTAATACTGCATTAGTTAATTCAAAGGTTATATCTCCTATTTCTTTATGAAATAATCCTTGTTTATCTAATTGCACAAAACAACTATCAATGGTTAAGTCAGTTCTAACAGACGAATATTGCTTAATCTTATCTATTTCCATCAGTATTCTACCATAATCATAATTGCAATATTCAACTAACTTGCTTGAATTTTTCTCGCTTAAATCGGGTAAATCTTTAGATATGTATGTTTGTAGCACCTCTTTACTTAAACGTGCAAATTCAACTAAATTTTGTTGATTCTTCTTTGCAAATGCAGAACGTTTATCTAAACTATGATATCTGAGAATAATATAATCTTTAGTTGGTGTATTTCGTACAGTTTCCCAACTATCCTCAGCTCTTAAAAATGCCATATCATCTTGAACTACATATAGTCTAAGAGATTTATCAAACCTCTTCTTGTTTATATTTTGCATTATATATGATACTGAATCTGCACTTATGCGTTTAGCATTGGTGATTTCTAATATATGTGTTAGGTATATATTTAAAATTGTTTGCTCTTCTCCAAATAATATCAAAAAATGTGGAATATCATTAGATGAGATACGTTTCATTAAATCTACAAGCTCCATGTTTTATTTCCTCCTGTTACTCCATAGCATGGACATGGTGGTGCTAAAGTGATGGGTACAAAAGTTATAAGATATATAATATGATTGGGATATTTAGCTCTTAGACAGTTCATTTTCTTTATTGCCATTGATTTATTCTGATAAGCTCCACCCCGAGCATTAAAATACATCCTTTCTTCTGTCAAGTCTTTTATAGTGTATAATTCCATTAGAATAGCTTTCCTTTCTTTTTAGGTGTTTGCTGGGTTACATGAACAGCTTCAGGAAATGAGTTGTTATGAATAATATGATAAGTAATATGATACAAATACTCTTTATCATGCTCATTAAGATTATAATACAAATAAAATCCGGTACTTCCATCAAAATCATCTCCAAAAGCATATCCATATTCTGTGTCCGATATATCCCCATGCTCCTTATGCATACTCACAAGCTGTTTACAATATCCATCAAATAATGAGTCATCTATTAGATTTTGACTTAATTCATAATAAGCTATGGAAAGTATTATTATTTTTCTTTGTAGAAAATTGATACAAGTAATTTTATCCCATCTTCTTGGAAATTTTTGCATTTTTAAGCACCTCATCAATATATTTCTGACAAGCTTTTACACAATCTTCTTGAGTATTAAATTCTATTCCATCCCATAAGCTACTGTACATTATATTTCTTTCATCATTGGAATTTAGATGATAATGCCAAACATCTAAATTTGGTAAGTAACTTATAAGACATTCAAACTTTTTATATTTACCTTTATAAATTTTATTTGTATAATAATTTGGTGTAACATCTTTAAGCCTCATTTTTTAATTTCCTCCAACATTCTAATAAGCATACCTTCTATACTTGATTTCTTGTTTATTGTGTTTCTGCTTAGCTCCTGCTTACATATAACTATAGCCTTTAAACATCCAAACGACTTATATATAAGTGCATTTGCCTGTGCATTATACAATCTTTTTTGAAATACTTTAAAAAATAATAAGCAATCAATCTTATCTGTCTCTGTCTGTTTAGCTTTTAACTGTGTACAAGCTTTTAATAGTTTAGCACCACTCTTTTCCCTCAGAGCCTTTAATACATCATCTACACAATCTTCTGTTCTCTGCACTTCTTCATGTGCAACTTGTAGTTCACCTATATTAGTGCAGTACTCAAGCTTTAATTCATCATCACTAACAGAACGTAATTCCTGCATTGTATAAGGTTCCATCTTAATAACTGTTCCCCTGCTTCTAATAGTACCTAACATATTATCAATATTATGAACTGTCATTATAAAATAAGCATTATTAGGTGGTTCCTCCACAACTTTAAGAAGTGCATTTTTCGCTCCTACAGACATATCATCCGCATTTCTGAAAATATACACTGTAGGAGCTGTATATTCGTAAGCATATTCAATAGTGCGTCTGACATCATCTATTTTACAATCACTTATAATACCTGTAGCGTGTAATGTTTTCATTATTATTTTAGATAGAGTTAACCGCCCGCTTCCTTCATCTCCTGATATGATAATAAATCTAGGAACTGACTTATTACATCTCCATTGAATAAGAGTATTTATATTATTTTTCTGCCCAATCATCACACTATATTACCCTCCTTAAATAAATCTAAAATATCATACCATTCTCCCGTGACAAGCTTTGTACTAAATAACTCGTGAAACTGTCTTTCAGTGGATAATGGAGTAAATGTCGGTATAATCTTAAGCAAAGTCAATTTTTTAACATTTCCAACTTGTAAATTAACTAGACGCTTATGCACTTCTTTAGCCTGTCCTATTTTAACAAATTCTCCGTCTGTTATAAAATAAACAAAAGAAGGTTCCTCAAATAATTTTTTTAATTTCATTTCCTCTTTTTTATGAAATTTAGAAGGTTTTTCAACTAAATTATTATTATCTTTGTTTGGTAATACACCTCGACCTAAACAATCTGAAATATAACAAGACTCCTCATAAGAAGATGTGCATATAACTGGCATCCGTTTTCCTTTATAAATTCTACACACACGATATAAACCATCCTCAGGACGAACATAAACGCCTTTAGCCAATATATTTCCATATTTATCATATCTAATCAAGTGATAATCATTCCTTTCCACAATAAATCAAAATAGATAATTCTATTAAAGTCTTAGGGTCGCTATCCCATTTAATTTGATTATTCAAACAAACTACAAAGTCCATGACATTGAATAGTGTATCATCAATAAGCTGTTCTAATTCATTTTCAAGTGTATTAGGCAGGCTAATATAAGTAAAATTCTTATACAAGGCATACTTTTCCACTTCAAGAACAAACTTTGCAAAGTCTTTCATAAACTGCTTTACATCTTTACCTGCATTATATACATTTTCTATTGTAGTAATAGCAGTTCCTTTTTCTTTATTCTGTAGAGCAGTTAAGAATAATATAAATGTATTATAATCTTCTGCTCCAATAGTCTTTAACACATTTTCCAATGTTACATCAGGAGATAATGAAAGGCATTTATCAAGAAGTGTAATAGCATCTCTCATGCCTCCAGATGAAACTTTCGCTATGTATTCCAAAGCTTCTGCATTCCAATTATAAGCTCCATCACAGCCACATTCATTAGCTTCCTCACTTTCCATAATAAGTATAGCAGATAATCTATCTGCAATTCCTTCATTACTTATCTTCTGAAAATTGTATCGTTGTACTCTTGAAAGAATTGTTGCGGGTACTTTCTGAGGGTCAGTAGTGCAGAAAATGAAAATAGTAAATTTTGGAGGTTCTTCAAGTGTCTTGAGTAATGCTTGCCATGCACCATTTGATAATGAATGACACTCATCCACTATAAATATCTTATATTCTGCATCAAGTGGTTTTCTTTTTGCATCTTCTATAATCTGTCGTATATTATCCACACCACTATTACTTGCGGCATCTACTTCAATAGGATTTCCTTTCCCTGCATTTATCATATTAGCAAATATTCTGGCACTTGTAGTTTTACCTGTTCCAGCAGGCCCCGTAAAAAGATAACCATGCTGAAAAGTTTTTGTCTCTAACTGATTCATTAAGATGTCTTTAATTGCACTCTGCTCAGTCATATCCTCGAATACTTTTGGTCGATATTTTACCGCTAATGCTTCTTTAGCCATTATTATAATTCCTCCTTGAATTTTAAATATTCTAAAAATTGTCTTTCATTTAATACATAATAATTTTTTCCACAAGGTTCAAACTGAAAAGCTAATACACCTTCTTCTTTTCCCTGCTCAAATGTCTGTTCTTGCAATTTTTTCATCCAATCTTTTTTTATACTGAATGATTGCTTTACAGACATTGAGGTTTTAGCCTCTATAAAGAATTTATCTGTATGTACATCACCTCCACCGAATTTTGTTCCTCCGGAATTGCTTTGTACTTTACCACCGGTTACTTTTGCTATATGCTTTTCCTGTTTATCTGAATAATCTCTAGTTGTCATCTCGTATTATCGCTCCATTCTCAATTTGTCCTATAGATATCGGTGTATTGGAATCCCACCACCTATTATTGATATGAATTGAATTATTTACACAGCCCATAGTCAAATAAAACTCTTTGCTTGTATCGTATTGCTTAGCAATATCTCTTATTTCTTTTACATGCTGTAAAATAAGCATTTCACATTCTTCTCTATTCATCTTATATTTCCTCTCATTCTCAATTTGTTCTAGCACTATTTAGATATTAGAATCACTAGCAGAATTTACTTCAATACGGCTTTGTGGCAGTCTGTCAAACTTTTCCAAGGCATATTTTTCTACTTCTTCTCTTGAAATATCTATACCAAAATTTCTCAATGCTTCTTTAGATGGCGATTGATACTCTGATAAAGGATTGTCAATATTGAACATTTTATATTTCCTCCTTTCATTTACTTATAATAGTTCCAAATAACTATACATGCAATAATCAGTAACACAAACGAAATAAATAATTGAATCATTTTATATTTCCTCCTAAAACTCAAGCTTCTTTCCAAATTGTATTGATTGCAGTGTAGGCTCATTATAATGACACGATACCTCGGTAACCACTGCAATTACATAATTGTCCTTTATAACATCATCATCCGGGAATGTTCTGTTAATAGCTTCAATCAATTCTTTTTTTGTTACTCTTCTTATACTGTTACTTGTAATACTTTCCATTTTATTCTCCTTATTCATATTATTAATAGTAGGCATAGCTTTTATAGTATCAAACACTTCCTTTCCAAAACCTCCTAAAATATCCGTTTTGTCTGTCGCCATACTGTACTTTTCAAAAATAGTATATAATAAATGCAACACATCATATTTACTAACTAAATCATTCATTATTATATTTCCTCCTAAAATTCCCATAATCCTAAATCATAACCCCACCATATATCATCATCAAAATTATTTAATCTTGATTCTTCACATGCATGTTTATAATTTTCCATATTCTCATTAATGAATTTCCAATAAGCATAGCTTGTAAAATCAAAAGAACCCCTGGGAAATTCTAAATCAAGAGTATATGCTATTTTATCAGCTAGTTTAATTTGTTTCTCAGAAGGTGCTTTCAAATTATCACTTCCCATTCTTTTATTGCAGATTTAATTACCCACCCCGTCCAACTTATATCATCTATCTGTTCCATAATGTGATTTAATTTTTCTTTTGCTTCTTCCTCACTCTCTATTCTTATTAGTCCTACTTTTTCACTACACTCTGGGCCTATTCCATAAAGTTTAGAAATCGGATTAGTCAATGTCTTACCACATACAAGACATCTTGATGTAGGTTCTGCTTTGCCTTGTAAATTCATATAATACATTCCCCTTGTTTCTTTTATAACTTCACCCTGCATAATGCAAAGTGGCATAGGCTTTCCATTATTCCATTTATCTTGAAAATCAAAATTGGCTGTAGCAGGTTCTGTCATATATTTCTTAACAGTGATTTTATATGATTTTCCTACTTCCATCTTTTGAGCTGGTGGACATATATAATCTTCTGTATTTATCTCTTTTCTTTTTCCTTCAAGGATAAACTCAAATGGTTTACCCTCTTCAAAATCCATATTCTGAAATCTATGTATCTGTTTAAATATTTCTTTCATTTCTTTACTCTTTCTTAGTTCCAATATCTATCTGAATCCATCACTTCAAGTGCTTTCTGTAATGAATCTGTTCTTTCCATTGTTCCATTTACATAAATTATAAATGCTCCAAAATCATCTTTCCAAATATAATTGCCATTATTATCTTCCCATCTATCGTGTCTTACCTGCTTTAATGTTGTATGTGTCATTTTTATGTCCTCCTGTTTATTATGTATTTCTTATTTACAAGTATATTGTAATACATAAAACTATATTTGTCAACAGTTTTTTATAAAAATACATAAAAAAGTTATCAACAATTTAATGTTGATAACTTTCATAAAATGTTGATAACTAAGATTCTTCATTTAATAATTTCTCTAATTTTGAATAGAAATTTGTATAATTATCATTTTCTTTTAGATACTCAACTAACTTGGATTTACCTTGATACTTGCTTAATATTTCACCGGTTTCAATATCAACTAAAGAGAACCATGCCCCGCCTTGTACAACTAATCCCATCTTGATAGCTACATCAACTGCATCTGATACATAGTCAATTCCTTCAAGATATTTTAATGTGTAAAAACCTACTTTTCTATCAGGTCTACATACTTTAGATTTCACTAATGCTACATTTACTATATTTCCTGCCGGATTCTCACAAGCTCTTGAAAGATTATTACCTTTTTCATCAATGTAATTTCCTTTTCTAAATTCAAGACGAGTGCTACAGCCATGTCTCCAGCATTTTCCACCTGTAGTAGTAGTTCCACCATAAGGGCTATTCATGTCATCTCTCGCCTGATTTATACCAATAAAGCTTGTTCGTGTTCTTGAAAGAAGTGGAGTTATCTTTTTAGTAAATTCCGTGAGTGCCATACTTACTCCGCCATATGTTCTTTCTCCTATCTGCTTTTCGTTTGCCTGCATTGATACCATAGCACCGATTGAATCTAAAATACCTAGGCTTATTTCTCCACTATCTATTAGTTCTATCGTCATGTTAAAGACTTCTTCTGCTCCCATACTGTCAGGGTCAAGATAGATTATATCGTCACAATTCAATCCTAACTTTGTTGCCCAACAAGAATCAAAGGTATGCTCAATATCTACAAACAACACTTTTTTATCTGGAAACATTTTTTGAGCATTTCCAGCTACATCAATAGCAGTGGTAGTCTTTCCGCTTCCATCTGCTCCATAAAACTCTGCTATTCTCCCAACTGGAATACCCCCATATGTCATATAGTTTAACCTGCATGATGAAAAAGGAATCTTCTGTACTTCCTGAAAATCAACTCCAAGCTGAATATTTCCTACTTTCATTTTCTTATTTAAGTCTTTTATAATTAAATCAAGGTTACTCATTGTTCATTCTCCTGTTCTTTTATTAGACAATAATTGTAAGCCATACAGCCATTACAAGTCTGTCTTTGACACCCTTCCTCTAAATAATCCGCTCCATCTTCCATATATTCCGCTTCGCTCATTCTTCATCACTCCTTTATTTTCATAAATTGTCACGCATTTTTAATTCATTGAGCCATTCAGTTTCATCAATTTCATTCCAATTAACTGCATATTCTTCACCAATTCCAACAGGAATAAAATTACCTCCTAAATCTTCTGCGACTAAACAGGGCGAATAATACATATCAGAATTTACTTCTCCTAATATGTGCATTTTCTTTCCTGTGCTATGTTCATAATGTTTGCCAACTTCAAATATCATTCTTCATCACTCCAATCCAACCTCTGACCACAACCATTACAATAATCCAGTCGATAGTCGTAAAAGACATCACCACAATCTGTTTCTGCGCACTCACCACAGCGGGGACATTTGTAAATCCATTTTCCGTCCCTGACTACTTTCTTCGGCATCTGTTTTTCAAGTGCTTGGATTGCCATTCCATAAGCATTTTCAAAAGAACATCCCCATGAAGTATCACATGGAATTGCTTTGCCAAGTTCATTACAATCATATTTTTAGCTCTTCAATAGCTTCATTCTCTGTCATATTATTTTCCTTTCTTTCCGGTTGTAATTAGTGCAAGTATAACAATTGATATTAGCATACTAAATTGCACCTACAATTACACCTAAAATAAATGGATTAACATACATACTTCTTTTCCTCCTTTAACTTTAATCTCTGTCATTCTCTTCTGTATACTTTTCTAACCAAGGTCTTTCCAAATCGTTTTGAGTATTTGTTCCTAATAAATCTGAATTGTCAAAGATGTTACCAATAACCTCTACTTCAAAACTGTGAAAGCTCCACAAATTCCACATTGCACCAACTAAAAATACATCTGATTTAACACAAATCCAAGAGAACCAATAATAGTTATTCTGATAAAAGACTGCGTAAAAATTACCATATATATCTCTAACAATGTCATTCTCCCAAATCAGCTTGCCGTTTTTATCTTTCAAGCCTGTGCATTGACAGATTGTGGTTGAATCTACTTCAATAGCATATATTTCAGCAGTCCACATATTTTCTTCTATATAATGAGCTCTTAATAAATTTTCATTATCGTTTATTAAGAGTACCCATTTTCCTTCAACTTTAAATGGCACTCCTTGCACCCATTCTCCGTTATCAAGTCTTTTTGCCTTGTATAAATATCTGTCCATATTTTCTCCTATTCTGCTTCTGATTGAAGCCAATTAAGTAAATCGCCGTAACTGTCGTGTATTTCCTCTTCTTTCTCTGTGTCAAGATTATAAATCGACTTATAAGGCTCTTCATCCTTTTCAAAATCGCACATGTTATGAAGCCAATCTGCCAGCTCTTCATCCGACATATTCCTTATCCTGTCAGCATTGGTCTGTGTGTCACTTTCCACAATTTCAAAATATTCATCAATGAACTCCAATACAATTTTTAAATTGTATGAGCTGTACCCAATGTTGTAGCCATTCTCACCAACATTTCTGTACTGTACGCTATAATAAGGTTTACTATCTATCATTTCCATGATAATAGACAAGTCGGTTACTCTTTCTTCTTTTACTTTGCTCATTCCAATGCCCTCCACATATCATTAGGTTTATTTATATTCCACACACTAGGTATTGTGTCTTTAACTAGACACAAACCCTTTTCATTTTCAATTTTCCCAAAAGGACAAGTTAGGCAGTCGTTATCCTCGCACACTGTCTTGATTATTTTCAGCGCAGTTAGAATGCTTTTTGTCTCTACCACTACTCCGTCAACTTCATTCATTTTTTCCACCTCTCAATTCTTTCAGTTTTGCTTCTGCTTCTGATTTTGTAAGGAATAATGTTTTGCCAATTTTGTTTATGTCTGACAACTCAAATGTACACTTATCTATTACACATGGTGTTTCATTTGGAATCCCTAAGATGTAATAAACATCATCTCCTACTTTACAAGGTAGCTTGATAAGCCTGCTCTGCTTCTCTAAGTCCTCATATTCGGCAAGTTTATCAATTAACTGCTGATTTTTCGTCCGTATACTTTGCCTTTCGTAACCGTCTTTAGTTTTGATTGTTAATCTCTCCATTACTGCTCCTTTCCGGAAGCTTAGCTAGTTCGCATACTGTACACATCTCACCAGTCCATGATGTTTTTCCATGATTCCAAGCGTAAACTCTTCCATTCTCATATCTCGCAAAATGCCTTTTAACCCACTGGTGGATACCATTATACGTTACTAGTATCGGTGTATCAACTGCAACTTTTGACCAGTCAACAGAGGGTTCAACGTATTCGCTGTTCGCCCATTTTATCCTTTTGTCTCCGCAAGACATAGCATCAGAAACATTGAATAAACAATCTTTACACTCTAATTTGCCACACGCTATCGGCTCTAATGTTGTTTTGTCAACTGCTATTACGGCATTGCTACAAGCAATATCCAGAATCTGTTCTGCAAATTTCTCTCTATTTGTCATTGTTTGATACTCCTTTCCCATAATCCGGCATATGTTTAAATCTCTCATATGCTTTATTGTCTCTATGTTTTTCCATGTAGGCTTTCTGCCTATTATCGTTTGAATGCTTTATATGAGCATTCTGTGTACTATCATTTTCCCAAGCGTAAACCATTTGTTATTCTCCTTCACTATGATTTATATATCTACTATTTGAGAGTTCCATTTCTGTAATACGCTTATTCATTACTTTCTTTAAGCTATTAAGCATTTCATATCCTGCATCCATTCTCAATTTTACTTTTTTATATGCCCTTGAATATATAGCAAGTGTCATTGTTTCTGCTTGTGATATAAGCTCTGCTTGTGCGGTTTTATCTGCAACTGTCTTTCCTGTTGCTTGTTCTCTTGCTTTTGAATATACTTCTTGTCTTATAGCTTTGCAAGTATCTTCTTTAATTCCCAAATCCTCCTGAGCTGAACCAGTGAAATATAATATATTTGCTAATTCAAGAATAGACTGTTCTAATTGTACATCTGTTATACCATCATGTCTTGTTATTATGTCTCTTGTAATCTGCATAAAGTTATCCAGGTCACTACAGTATTTCTTTACAAGCGTTTCTGATATTCTTCTGATTGTATCACTTATACTATCCACCCTTTCCATTATGTCATCTGCTGTCTTTGGTTGTTCATCATTTACTTTTATTCCTTCTCTACGACTTGCCATTTACTATTACCATCCTTTATTTATAGATTTTTCAGTCGAAAAATAATCACAGTCTATTCTTGCTATTGAGAACGGTGGATCTTTATTGGTTGAGCTTAGGACAATATTTATTTCATTTACTAATTTAAGCATATCATCAGCATATTTACAAACATATTTCTTTTCACAATTCGCACATCTAACATTTAACTTATCCATTATAATGCCTCCTTCCATACTCTGCAATCAATAATGCTTCTGCCATTCCATCATGGTCTTTCTTGCATCTGTCTGTTGCTTTTAGATTCACATTTGGGAATAATCTCTTGCATACTTCAATAGATGTATTTTTATCAGAAGTACAAGAAAATTCTTTCTTCCATTTCTGCGGTGTAACAAGTTCATAAGGTATTCCGTATGCTCTTAATACGCCTTGAATAAAACCAAAATTCATGCCGAAATTGAAAGTGCTTGATACTCCCTGTTTAGGCATTGCATGAACGTGCTCAAGATAACAGATTACATCATTCTGCCAACATTTTGTACATACTAATCCTAGACTATTTATTAAAACATCATCAGAGTACGGATATGCTTCGCTGTTATTTTTACCATCACCTATGCAAGCTATTCCACCATTTTTCCCTGGGTCAATTCCTATATATATCATTGTTAGTTATCCTCCTTATACCATTCAAATACAGCACTATAATCGCCTTCAAAATATGTATAAACACACTGAGTGCAAATTAGCTTATGCCCATTACATGATACAGAACCTTCTATATTAACTTTTTTACCACATAAAACACAAGTATGTCTTATTTGCCCACTATAAGTTATACCATACTGTCCGAATACTCTTACATTTTCTTTATCAGCTTCTTCATTTATTTCTGGCAATTTGTCAAATAAATCCATAAGAGGAGTTCCATTGAATGTTGTTTTCATTTTTATCCTACCTTTCTGCAAACTGACTTATATTTGCACCATTTACAGTTTCTTGTATCTTCTGTCTTTGGAGGTGCAATCATTCTTTCAACATATCCTTCACATTCTGAAATATAATTGCACAACCAATTTTTCATATCCTGAGTTACTTCAAACACTTCTGGAACCTCAAGTGTGCAGATGTCTCTGTTTTCATACATAACAAAGGCTTTATCCAAATCTAACACTGTACAATAACAGATTACTTGATTATGATGCTGTTCCAAACAGTGGTCATTCAACTGATTATACTTGAAAGAAACAACATTCTTGAACTCCCAAAGAAAATCCTCATTTGTAGATATCCTTCTTATAATTCCATCGCATCTAAAAGATAAGTTTAATGCAGTATCTATAAGATGTGTTTCTGCTCCTTGCTTTCCTTTTACAACTAATGATTTACATTTGCCGAACTTCTGTTTTTCTTTCACATATTCTGCAACATCAAGATACTTCCAATCATATCCCATTTTCTGTAAATTCAACAATGCATTTTGCAATGCTTCATGTCTTGCTGTTCCTGTATCTGCCATTCCTGTTGAATTATATTCTACCACTTCTGGGTCTTGTGGTGCTTTCGTTCTTGTAAAATACATATTTCTCATACAGTGAAGAGAAGATGGTTTATAATAATTACTTCCAGTTCTTCTTCCTTCTTGTTCAGTTCTTTCAATACAACTCATAACATCCGCCAGAAACTTCTTATTTGCAGGAAGTTGTGGCTGATTGTTATTAATTAGATTTAATAATCGTCTACTCACTTCATGCCCTCCTTTAATACTTATCACAAATCTCAATATTAGATTTGTCACTTAATGTGTCTATGAAAAATTCACATTGTGTATAACTTTCATTTTCAAATAATACCTCTGCTGTATCATTTTCTTTATTCATTCTAACTACCATTAACATATTTTGTTCCTCCTGTTTTTTATCTATTTCTTATTTACAAGTATATTGTAATACATAAAAGTATATTTGTCAATAGTTTTTATAAAAATACATAAAAAATCCTCCTAGTATTTAAACTAAGAGGATTTTCCAGGAGGTAAACGCAATGAACGAAAAGAACGGCTAAGAAACCTATCCTAATCTGTCACAGCTTTATTATAATACAGATTAATAACTTTGTAAAGTATATATGCTTATTCAGATTTATTATCTAATTCTTCATCCTCAAGCAAAGCTATAACCTGTGTTACTTTTCCACTCTCAATCTTCAAAGCATTTTCATTTCCATAGCAAATCTTCACAGTATCATCTGGATTAGCTTGCAACTGTTCTTTCAACATTGGAATATCTACACAGCATACAAATGGTTCAAAATCCTTGCTTTCTACATAGTTAATAGTCTCTGTTGAAGCATCCTTTTTACTATGAATGTTAATACCTTTTCTTCCGAATGTGAAATATGCTCCATTCTTATCATAAGGCTCAATGAATAATGCAAGTCTATCAAGTACGGAAAGAAGTAAATCCTTTGGTACTTTACAAGAAGATGTAAATGCTTCATCAAGATAAGCGTTTACTTCGTTAGCTGGGAAATCTTCAATTCCTTCCATCAATGCCCCATCAATAATCACATCTTCTGTCACAAACTGAATACTTGTTCTTCCTATAAAAACCACAATATCTTCCTTTGTGTTTAATGTCAATAACTGCATTTGCTGAGCAGAAATAAGAATAGGATTTTCACAATCAAACATCTTAAATCCATTGAATGTGATAACATTTGCATCCGTACTAATAACAGTATCTCCGCAATAGTAACCAGTTAAAGCTGGATTCTCAAGTGTCTTTGCAAGTGCTGATTTATTGATATTATAAGCTTGCATAACGCTTGATAACTTTGTCTTACACTGTACATTTTTATCGTCCATCATCTTAATATCTGGGAATGAGATAAGTCCTTCCTCGTCTGAAATCAATGGAATCTTATAAGTTCCGTTTGCTTTTACAAAAAGTACATCATCTTTTACAGATAAGTCAATATCTTCTGAGGTTGTCTTTGCAATCAACTTTCCAAACTTATCGGCATCTACTGTAATGTCCATATCATCCCCAGCTACTTTGTCAATGATAATACATAATGTATTAGTCATATCTGTTGTAAGCAATCTCAACTTTCCATCTGATAATTTAATACCAATCATTGATGTAATAGGAATAAGATTGTTAAATCCTGCTCCTTTGATTGCTTTGTTTACTGCTTCTTTCATTCTGCTTGTTACTACTTTCATTTTGTTCCTCCTTTAATTTAAGTTCATTAATGAATAAGCTTCTTTTCTTAGTTCAACATTATCATTGAACTCACCTCTTATAGTAGCTGTCCTTGTCTTAGCTCCTCGACTCTTAATACCTCGTGCAGTCATACAGCTATGTTCTCCTTGTACAACTACTAATACATCATTTGAACCGGTTGCCATCTGTACAATCTCAGCAATATCTGAACCTATTCTTTCCTGAAGCTGTAGTCGCTTTCCAACCATATCAGCAATACGAGCAAACTTGCTCAATCCCAATACTTTGCCATTTGGTATATAAGCGATAGAAACAGTCATGTTATACATAAGAGCTAAATGATGTTCACAGTAACTAAATATTGGAATATCCTGTACAACAACTAAATCATTATTATCAGTATCAAAGCATTTACAGAATTTATCTGCAATTTCTGCATTAGTATAATTCATACCTTCAAATACTTCTTCGTACATCTTTGCCACTCTTTTTGGTGTATCTACAAGTCCCGGTCTATCTGGGTCATCACCTAATGCAATTAATATTTCCTTGATGGCTTTTTCTATTCTGTTCTTATCAATCATCTTTAAACACCTCTCTCATTTGGATTCCATATAATCTTGTGCAACTGAATCTGAACCTTACAGTCATACATCTTATGCTTTAGTAGATAATGTACTATTTCTTTAGGTTCAATTTCACCAAATACTGGGCTAAAATATATCTGTGCCTGTGGATTATATTTCTCAATAACTTGTAATGCTTTATTCAAATCCTCCTGACTACCTACAACAAATTTAAGCACATCATTTCTGGACAGTAATCTAAAGTTATAACAATCCATATGATTTTCCATACCACTTGAAGGGCATTTATAATCCATTGTAAAGAATAAACGTGGACTTGCTGGAAATTTTCCAATGTATTGTGAGCCATTAGTCTCAATATTTACCCAGTAGCCTTTTTCTAATAATATATCAACAAGTTTATTGATACCTGGATGTACAAGAGGTTCTCCTCCAGTTATTGTTACTGAATGAATACCTCCTCTTTCTACTGCCCCAACAATCTGTGGAATACTCATAATTGAATATCCTTCTCCCTCACACCCATATCTTGTATCACAGTATGAGCAATTCAAATTGCATCCAAATAATCTTATAAAGGTGGTAGGTAAGCCAGCTCGCTTACCTTCACCATCAATGCTTTTAAATATTTCTACTACTTTCATTTTTTAATCCTCCACATAAATAGCGATATTGCCTTCGCTCTCTTGAACTTCTACTTTGTAACAATTTCCGACCTCACAGATAGCTGAAACTCTCTTACATATCCATTTTGCCATATTCTCAGCAGTTGGATTAAGAGGATACACAACGTCATTAATACAAGCATGGTCTAACTTATCGTGTATCTCTTTTTTAATTTTTGTAAAATCTACAATCATTCCATAATCAGTGAGTTTATCTGACTTACAATAAACAGTAACAATCCAATTATGCCCATGTAAGTTCTCACACTTGCTGTCATAAGGGAGCTCTAAATGATGAGCCCCTGCAATTTCCATTCTTTTTGATACATAATACATATCTTTAATCCTCCTGATACTCAATAGGGTCATTTATACCATTAGCTTCAAAAGCATGTCTTCTGTCTATACACGTACCACATTTACCACAAGCCTTCTCACCCCCATGATAACAACTCCAAGTTAATTCATAAGGTACACCTAAATCTAAACCTGTCTTCACCACACCTGCTTTATTCATATGAATAAGAGGTCTGTTGATATGAATCTTACCATAAGTTCCAATGTTAATTGCTTTATCCATAGCATCCGCAAATTCTGGAGAACAGTCTGCATAAGCTTCTCCAGCGGCATCATCTGCATGAGCTCCATAGAACACTTCTACCTCTTCTCCCGGGAAAAGACTATCGGCAAAAGCTGTTGCAATGGATAATAATAATCCATTTCTGAAAGGTACATAAGTACCAACTCTACCCTCTCCATTCTGCTTAATCTGGTCTGCATAACTCATATCTAAAATTTCATCTTTAGAACCTTTAATAAGTGAGCAAACTTCTCCAGCATATTTCATTACATTAGATATATCTTGTTCAATATGTCTAACACCATAATATTCTGCTATCTTCTTAGCACACTGTAGTTCTTTATCATGCTTCTGACCATAATATAAAGAAGCTGTTATAACATTGTCTTTCCCATACTTATTTACTGCTATTGCTACACAAGTTGTTGAATCTACTCCTCCGGAGCTTAATACTAATGCTTTCATATTATTTTGTCCTTTCTAATGATAACTGGTCGAACTGTCTTTTTGTAACCATACACTCATAGCCTGACCCTGGTTTAGCATAATTAGCAAATGGTAATATAGAAATACCACCTCTAGGTAAGAAATTACCTTTTACTTCAATGTACTTAGGGTCCATTAATTTAATAAGGTCCTTCATAATGATATTAGTACAATCCTCATGGAAATCACCATGATTTCTAAAACTAAATAGATAAAGTTTAAGCGATTTGCTTTCTACCATTCTTTTATCAGGAATATAGTTAATTATTATTTCTGCAAAATCAGGTTGTCCTGTTTTTGGGCATAAGCTTGTAAATTCAGGACATGTAAATGTTACCATATAATCATTATCCTGATGCTTGTTAATAAATGTCTGTAATACAGAAGAGTCATAGTCATACTGATAATGTGTATTCTGATTACCTAGTAAACTCACTCCTTCTAATTCTTTTTTGTTTCTTCCTTCCATTTAAGAAGTCCTCCTTTATTTTTTAATATTTATTATAAAGGAGCAGGATGTCAGGTTATAACATAACTGCTCCTTATAACCTTAAAATAATGACCTTTTATTATAACTTTGTCCAGTAAACTTATAGTTGTCTGCCCATTTTTTTAAATAGATACAATTAGCAAGACTTCTTTCATAAACTTTATTGGAGAGGTCATCAAATTTTACTCCAATCTGTTCTATATATTCTCTTATATACTTTTTGGTAATAGCGTCTTGATTTACAAAATGGTCGGGAGAGTTTGTACGAGTTCCAAACCCTATAAGCGTATAACTCATCTCACCAGGCACTATATTAGGTTTAGGGATATACACAAATCCATATGCGGCTTTCTTAACCCAACCCGCTGAATCTGCTGACCAAAAAGGATATCTTTCAAGCAAATATAATGAAGTCATGCCAAATGCATGTGTCTTGACATTTGGATTACTTGAGCTACCAATAATCTTAAACACTTTGTCCATAAAATCAATTTTTCCATTTATATGAGAATCGTTTGCTGGGGATATTCCTATATATTCTATATGGTTACCTTTCGCATCTTTATATTCAAGCATGTTATTAAGCCACTTAAAATCTTCACCTTGATGAAATATAGGAAGTAACTTATTAACTTCTTTTATATGCTCTCTCATATATAAGTAATTCTCCCAACTTTGTCGAGGAGCTAGTAATACTTGTTGTCTAGTTTTAGGTTGCTTATATACACCAGGTATCTTATCCACTTGTGCTATTGCATTGCACCTACTACTAATTGAATTAGCATAAGATATATAGTCATCAACATCAATTTCTACACCTCTACTATGAGCCGCCCATGCTCCTGAATCTAAAAATATGTTATCTCTTCTTCTGCTTGATAACCAATTAGATATTGCTTTTCTGTCAGTTACTTGTGTGAATAACTTAAGTACATTATTGGCATCAAACCAATGTTGTAGATAATTACTAACGCCCCCCGCAAAATATAATCTAAAAGGTTCTTGACCACTATAGCAAGATTTTATAAATTGGGGATATATCATATCAACGCCTCCTTTTGAAAATCTAAGAGATATCTTATATTCTTAATATAATCACAATCATATGATACATGATAACAATTTCCTAACGTATTATTTACAAATTTATGAAATGAAATTCCTTCGGGTAAGTTATCAACTTTTTCTCTCATATATACTGTAACCTTTTTAGAAAGAACATCCACCTCAGCCAGTCTCTTTGGCTTTTCAGTATTTGTCTTTATTGTGAGATAATTTCTATTTGTCTTATAAGATACTTGAATATACTCAGATAAAGAATCAATAATATGTGAAAGAATTAAGTCAATATTATTCTTTTTATTTTCTGATTTTTCGTTCTTAACAGAATGTCCATCCTCAACTGGTGTAATCTTATTAATAACCTCTGGTTTTGATTCTTTAACTTTTGTAAAATCAACATCACATTTTTTCCACCATCTTTTTATAGTTGAGGAACAATAAGATAACTGCTTACCTTTTTTATCACCATTTAAAAATTCTATTGTATAAGTTTTAAATTTTTCATTAAACTCCACCAATTTAATTAATGTTGTATTATCTTTCTTTGATATATAAGTTATCATAATATTCATACCTCCATTGTCTATGTATCTGTTATCTTTAACATATTTGTATTGTAATACATAAAAAGATATTTGTCAATAGGAATTTCAATTTTTTTAATTTATTTCTACTTCTTCACCATACCAATTTTTCGTGAAATCTACATCACACTTGAATGGAAGTTTAATTAAATGAGTTGGGGCTGTTCTCATAAGATATGAAAGTCTTTCCCCTGCTTCTTTTGCATTTTCAATAGGGCATTCTCCTATTACCTCATCATGGACTTGTATAAGCAAATGGAAATCAAGCTCTTTCATTCTTTCATCATTATTTATTGCTATCATTGCCAGCTTTGTTATGTCTGCCGCAGAACCTTGAACTCTTGCATTAACACATTGTCTTTCTGCTTGTGATATGAATCCACCATTGTCTTTAATCTTAATTCCTTCAGCTAATGCTTTTTGAATTATATCATTTTTCTTTTTCCAACCAAAAGCCTTTTGGAGCTGTTTAGTATAGTTGTCTTTTACTTTCTTAGGAACTTCTGTTGATACTTCACTTCCAAAAGCTAATGGGTCAAAGTTAGTGACTTTTCCACTATAAGTAAACTCATAGGGTTCCAATTGCATATCATGTAAATGTCTTCTTCTACCCCATGCAGTAGTAACATATCCTTCAGTTCTTGCCATTTCTTGTGAATCTTCAATAAACTTTCCGAGGGCTGGGAATGAAGCTATAACCTTATCATATATGGCTTGAGCTTCCTTAGTAGATACCCCAAGCTGTTCTGCGATTGAAGGAATCTGTCTACCATACAAAATTCCAAGGACTATGCTCTTAGCCTGACCTCTTCTTTCCTTACCTGCTAGGTTTACTGTTCCATCTTCTCTAAACTCTTTGCATTCTTCATAAGGCTTATGAAATGCAAGTGCGGCTATTGTAGCATATATATCCTTACCATTTATAAAGGCTTCCTGCATTTTCTTGTCAGCAGATAGATGAGCTGTAACCATCGGCTCCTGCTGACTAAAATCAGAACCTATAAGCACATAACCATCTTGAGCCTTGAACATTTGTCTAATATCCTTATTATGGGATGGAATATTCTGTAAATTAGGGTCTTTAGAACTAAAACGTCCAGTCTTAGCACCATACTGCTTAAACTCACCATGAACTCTTCCATCCTCAAGAGCAATCTCAGGCATTTTATCAATATATGTGCTAAGTAATTTTTCCACATTTCTCATGCCTAAGATAGCTTCGCATAGATTCTTTTCTTTACCTTGTGCAAAGTGTTTTAGAATGTCCTCACCTGTCCCTCTAGGTGCTTTTTTATCCGGGCTTTCCAATCCTAAAATATCATAGAATAATATAGCCAACTGTGTAGGACTTGATAATGATATAGGGTCAGATAACTTATTATTCGGATTTTTCATCTTGTAATTATCAATTTCATTCTGATACATTGCTATTGCTTCATCAGCTTGTTTTTTTCTTTCTTCTCTAATAGCATGATATTTTTCATGTAGATTTTTACAAACATCAAAATCCAAACATACCCCTCTATCTTCCATATCTGCTACAACTGAAATCAAAGGCATTTCTATATTCTTAAATACATTATAAGGTCCAGCTAATACTCGTCTGTTTAATAATGTTTTTTGATACTCGTATAATTCATAAGTCTTTATAGGGTCACCTGCCGCATATAAATATGCAGTTGATATTGGAATATTGTCGAAAGTAACACCATTAAACAAAGAATCAAAGGTCAATGATTCTGTATCTTTGCTATCACAGTATTTAAGATGTAAATCTTTCAATCTGTGACTTTCTTCTTCGTCTATACAATATGCCGCTAACATTGTATCCCAGTAAGGTTTAAAATCTATTCCAAGTGTCTTTCTACATACACGAATATCATATTTAGCATTATGGAATATCCATCTAATATCCTTGTGAAACTCTTTCATAATCTTTGAAACAGTTTCCTCATCTAACTGTTCCTTTGTTCTCACACCTGTTATATAAGATTTATGATTTATTGGAATATATGCCGCTTTTTGTCCTGGTGTATAAATACATCCACCAACTATATTTACAAGTAACGGATTTAATCCTGTTGTCTCTGTATCTAACGCACCCTCTCCAACCTGCTTCATTTCCTTCATGTATTCATATAATTGGTCAGGTTCTCTAATAAGAATATAATCATCCTTATGAATTGCTAATTTCTGATTAGCAATAGCAACAATAGATTGTATTTGAGCGGCTAGATTATTTCCGCCGCTCCTAATACTTGTTCTTGTTGTTACTGTTTTAGATTTTTTGATTATATTCTTATCATTGCTTTTTGGTCTTGCAAATGATAATGCCATATAATCCTCCTTACATACCAGCTCGTCTGCTTGTTGCTCTGCTTGCACCTCTTCTTGATGCAAGTGGTTCTGTGTTTCTGCGTCTTACCTGTGTATTATCTTCCTGATTACTGTCATTATTATCTGTATCTGGAAAACTTCCTGTATCAAGATATTCCTGCATTTCATCAGCCGACTTATCCATAATATATCCGCCTAAAAACTCAGGCTTCTCATACTGTGATACATCAATAGGCTCTTCCGGTGATAACTGTATATCATAAGTTGTTTTCTTATCTCCTTTTTTACCATTTCTTATAATGTCTACTGGTCGCTCTGTCATATCTCCCCAACGATTTATGAAATTCTTAATCTTAGGAATAAATGTCTTTCCACGATTCCAAATCTTAATCTTGCCATCCTGTTGGTCAACCATTGATAACATCATAATGACTTTTGTTTTAAGTCCTGCCTGACAGAATGGACATACATCTAATGGGTCATCATAATTTCTTAGGCAAGAAACTGGTCTTGTCTTAGGATTTCCATTATCATACTTTCCAACTTCAACCTCATGACAGTTGAATATATCAACATCATCCATATCATGTACAAGTAATTGTACTGTTGCACAATCCCCATCATTTTCAAGCTTTAGAAACTCAGTGTCTGAACTGTTTCCATACTTGTCTACATCGTCATAGTTAATTCTTCCCATACTTCTTTTTTCCTTTCTTATTGGTGTTAGTTGTTTTAGTTTTTGAATAACCAACCCCAGATTATTCACTGTAGCCCTTAACGCAATTATCTACATTCCAATATAAATAGAGTTTTATATCGAAAAACACCTTGCACTCTTAAACGTCCTTTATCTTGGATTTAAAAGGTCAGTAAGAAAAGAATAAAAAATTTGACCTATATGGAATAGTAGGAATCGAACCTACGCCTTGTCAGCTGATACACGCACTTGCCATTTATACTATATTCCATTTTGACAGTATTCCCAGCTTTATTTCTGCCTATCCTAATGAACGCATTCCATGCATATCCGGTCCTTTTTCTTTCGTCTGCCAGGATATAACAACCCTTGTTGGATTTGAACCAACAAATGCGAGAATCAAACTCTCGTGCCTTGCCACTTGGCGAAAGGGCTAAAATATATATAATCACAAGCTAATATGATAAAATAACCATAAAACATCTTCTGATTCTATTTTCTCCTCTAATTCAGCCTCTAAGTATCTACGACATGGTTCTGTATTCATAGGTGATAGAGGTTTTCCAGATTTTAAATATTCAATAAATTTATCAATAACTTTTTTATTAGTATACATATTATTTATCCTCCTAATTAGTTCTCACACATATCTAAAGCTAATAAATACTGATTGTTCATTTCATTAGCATCTTTTCCATAATGTTCAAATCTTGTTTCTCCATCTATAGTAACAATTACTCTATAAATTTTATCTATCATATTTCCATTTGATTCTGAATAATTCTTAGATACTCTTTCAAAGGTTGTTGCTGTTAATACTATTGTATTATTTTATTACAAAACTTCTTGCAAGTTTCCTTTGTACTTTTAAAATTATGTAAGCTATTTTTTAATACTCTTTCTAAATCTGTCATAATCGTTTCCTCCAATATGTTTTATATATTAGTAAATTAAGAAATTACTGTGTCATCTCGCTTACCCTTTAACCCTTCGCACCGCTTCACGCTGTACTCCGTTTCGTTGGGGATTTCGATGGGGCAATTTGACATTATCGCCTATCCCATCTTCCTGCTTATTTCTTATTTACAAGTATATTGTAATACATAAAACTATATTTGTCAACACTTTTTTATAAATTTTTTTAAAAAATAATTTTGCAATTTAAAAATTCTTCTTGCAAGTCATTTATATCTCGATTATCTGTATATACAAGCTCTTTTATAATCTTTCCATGTACATTCTTTCTAAATCTTTCTGTTGCTTTTCTTCCCGCTTCATCCGGGTCAAATGCAAGAATATATTCTCGTACTGGTAGTTTATTCAATATTTCATATTGCTTTTGATTTCCGGTGCCTATTGTAGCCATAGCAGGTTTATTATATTTCCAGCAAGTTAAGCAATTCAAGAACGACTCAGTGATATAAGCCGTTCTATACGCTCCAGCTCTAAATTTATCTGCGCAATAGATAGGCTTATCGAAGCCTTTGGGAAGTCGGAAGAACTTTCGCTCGACACTTCTTCCAGCAACAAATACACATCTTCCTTCAATGTCTCTAACCGGGAATGTAATTTCTTTTCGTTCTCTGTCATATCCTATATCAAACCTTTCTATAATTTCATCTGTTAATCCTCGTTGATATAAATAAGGATGAATATATCTATACTTATCTAATTCTTCTTCTGTAATTTCTCCAGAGTATTGTTCAGTTGATTTATTGCCTTGTATATGTTGCTTAAATCTATGGATATCGTTATTATTCCGAATAGTAATATTATTCCTACCATTAAATCCCTCCATTATATTTGGCCTTGTTTCAATTTCTACTGTATTAAATCTTTTTATTAACCATCTTTTACCAAATTTACCTTCATCTTGATATCCATATAATTCAGATATCATTTCCTCAATCGTTCCCGACCAGCCGCATGAGAAACAATGACATTTATCAATCTCACCATTTACACCAAAAGATGGCTTTCTTTCTTGTCCATTTTTGTGGAAAGGACAATTCGTCTGGATGTTTTCTCCATTGTTTCTGAAAATATGAAATCTATCTACTCCATGTTGTGCAAGGTCAAATTTGAGCATATCTAATATTGATTGAGTATCAGATTGTATAATTGTATCTTGTAGTTTTATCAAGATTTATGCCTCCTCAAGCTCTCCAAATAATTCTTCATACTTTTGTAAATCATATTTCAGCAATAACTTTCTAACATCTTCCTCAAGTAGTTTAACTCCTTTTGAACAAGAACCCGTATAGTATGTTAATAGCCAATTTCCTTTTTTGCTTTTCCACAACTTAACATCTTGTCCATAACTTCTCATTTCTGTATCTGTTAATACAAATGTCCATGTGTAAGTATATTCACATTTTTCCGAAATCAGTTCCATCTTATCTGTATCATATTTTAAATTATCAATTACAAATATCATTTAATATTCCTCACTTTCTTTTTCTTTGCTAATGGAATCTTGTAGTTTTATCAAAAACCCTCACCTCTTTCACATCTTTATATCTGTCCAATCAAATTCTTCTCCACATTTGTAACATTTTTTAGGTTTATTCTGTGTAGGATTTATCAATGGAAAATGAATTACTTCTTTACATTTTGGACAACCCAAATAAAAATCTCCCATGAAATCATCCTGTATCATTATAGGTTTTTGCATCTAATATTCCTCCTCTTCTTTATCGTGATATCTTCTTCTTAAATCTTCACTTTTTTCTTCATCTTCTTTTCCTTTTTCAGGATTAGGGATGTAATCAAAAGTACCTCTATCTGTATCCCAAGCATACACCCATTTAATTCCAACTTTTGAATTTCTTGCCTTTACATTCTGTATTTGCAAGCCTTCTTCTTTTTGCTGAATTGAAAGAACGATTGAAGCGTTATAAGCTATTCCATCTGAATCTCTTATATTTTCAAGTTGTAAATCTTCATTTATTGTTCCTTCTCTATTTGACTGCACAACAACCAACACCGGGATTTTTAAATCAATACTTAACTGCATTAAATCTTCGGATATGTTCGTCAACTGAGTAGTCTTATTATCTCCTCTTTTTCCTCGTTCATCTTGCAGATAAGAGATACCATCAATAGCAAGTATATCTAACTTATTACTTTCACACCAACTCTTCAATTTTGAAACAGTAACCTTTTTCTGAAAGTGTCTTGGATGAGCAACATAAAAAGGTGTATTCTCATAGGATAGTCTTTTTATATACTTTTCATATCCTTGTACATCTTCACCACGATATAATGCTTGTGAAGATATATGTTGATGTACTGTATCAAATCTATATCCTGTTTTATTTGGTGACATTTCGGGCTCTAAGAGTCCTACTTTTGCATGATATACTTTCCATGCATGTTCTAACATTTTTATAAGCACCCATGATTTACCTTGTCCTGTTCTTGCAAATAAAACTACAAGTTCCTCACCTTTATGCCATCCACCTAAGTCATTGTCTATCTCCTCAAATCCGCTCGCTATAAAGTGAGTATCTTGATTATCTTTTGTTTCTTTCCATTCTTCCAATCTCTCTTTTGCTTGTGATATAATGTCAGTTCCTTTTACTGCACCGGCAATCTTCAATTCAGGTATTTTTGCTTTCAAATAATCTACAGCTTCATAAGCATCTGTCTGTAATAGTTCTGCCATCTTTGTAAGCACTGGAACCGACTGAGAATACAAGTATTCTTCCCTAAATGTATTTACAAGATATTCTGTGCTTTCAGAGACGTTTACTACATCAAAATCCTGAAACTTTGCTATAAATGTTTCAAGGTCTGGAACATTTCCATATTCCTGTTTATGTTCCATTATATAGTCATATTCTTCTTGATACTGATTGAAATAATCTCTTGTTATATCGTTTAAGTCTAAAAGAGATGTATCTTTGTCTTTCAGCACTTTATTTATTATTTGCAATTCTACCATTAATGTACACCTCTTTTATCTTCCTCAATAAATTTGATAGGGATGGAGCAATTATATATCCTGCTTGCTAATCTATCACCTAACACGTTTTCGAGCTGTTCTTTATCTTTATTGCTTGTATAGATATTGCTTTTTCCTGCATTAATTCTATCATCAATGTACTGGAATAGAATCTGATGCTCATAACCTGATACTGCAAGTTCTCCTATATCATCCCAAATTACCAAATCAACTTCACTAATAAGATTGCATAAGTCCTCAAAGCCTTTCACATCTTGTGATATTGACCTTTTACAATTATATAAAAACTTAGGTACACTTATAAATAATGCTTTGCAATCTAAACAAGACTTATGCCATATGTTATCAAAATAAGAGTACATTAATCTAATTGCCCAGCTTGTCTTTCCATTACCACAGTTACAAGAATAAATATATAGATTATTTCCATTGTTGATAAAATCTAGGATATTATCACTGATGTCTTTAAGCTTCATAAATGCCTGTACATCACCATTATCACAAGCTGTTAAATCTTTGTATTTCCATAAAGATTCGGGCAATTGTGACTGTTTAAATAGTGCATACATTAATTTATACCTTAGACAGTTTTCACTGCATTTATTAGTGCATTTCCGCTGATACCAACAATCTTGTATGTTCATCTCAACCCCTCTTTTATCTCTAATCTTTTTTGTGCTTCAATGAGTGCGTCCAAAGTATCTGTGCTTTGCTCTATATGAGACCTCATTTTAGCTATTGTATCATTTAACTCAAAACTGGTTTGGGCTATCCAGTATCCATCATTAGGTGTACCACATATTGCATATCCATCATCTCTAAGCCGCTGAATAATATGTCTTACATCTCTTGTACTGAACCCAGTGTTATTGGATATATCTTTCTGATGTATACCAATAGGTTCATGTGGCAAGCTATGAAGCACACAATCTTTCATATAAGCTATACTTTTATCTGATTTTGATATTATATACATATAATCTTCCTCCTAAAAATGCTTTATGCTTGGGTCATTATTTTTTATCAAGTTACGATAATTTTCTCTACCCTCATCTGTTGTGGTGCCATTTAATATTAACTCCTGAGGTAACCGGTTTAATGGGTTTGACTTCATCTTCAACCAATCTGGGTCTATATTCATATATCCGTTATCAAGAGATAGCTGGATAGCATTTATCTGAGTTTTTGTACTTACCTTTGCTAATCTTGTTAAAATAGCATGTACCTTATCATCTGTAACCATTTTATGGTTTTCTAAAAGATTTCTAAAAAATCTACTTAAAAGTTCTATAACTTCATCAGTTAAATCATATTCTAAACAAGTCTTTTCTATAGATTCGATTTTAATATCAATCTTAGATTTCTTTTTAGAATTTTTCTTATCTATATTATCTTCTATATTTTTATTTCTATTGTTTTTATCTATATTATTATGTAAAGAATTTTGACATCCCCCTGTCAAATTTTTTGACATCCCCCTGTCAAATTTTTTGACATCCCTCTGTAAAGATTTTTGACATCCTGTCAAATTTACACCATATGAGCAAAACTTTACATTATTTCTAAATTCTTCATGTTTTATAATCAAATTGTCTGCAATCAGTTTATTAAGTACTGTCATAACTGTCTGTCTGGAACACCCACACCATTGAGCTAAATAATTAGCACTGCCTGTAAATTCACAATCATTAGTTTGAGAAAATCCATAAATAGTAGCATATATAATCAATGAGTTTCCTTTTAATCCTAATTCATTAATCATCCAACCTTGAATTGTTATATAATTTTCATTGTGTACCATTTGCATTGAAGTTCTCCTTTCTAAAATAAAATAAGTTATACAAATTGAATGGCGGTTCAAAATGTATAACTTATCTACTAACTGATATTAAGTTGTTACAGATATTAAGTCCGCCAACCTAATATCAGCTGTTGCGTGTCTCTCACGCTGTACATTTATTATAACATACAAATATATAAATTACAATACTTAATTGATTGAATTTAATTCCTCAATCTGCTTATCTACCTCACAATTAAGTTTAGCCCATAACTGTTCTCTTACATCATCAATGTTCTGTTCTGTCTGTGATACATCCCACTCTTCCTCGGCTATAAACTTGAAATAATTATCTCCTTTCTTAACTGTAGCACCAGATGTATATCTCATAGATACCACTTTGATGTCATTAGTTGTCTCAACAGCTTTCTTCTCTTCTTTAACTTTAACAGCTTTATCCTCTTTTTTGTTGATTGTTTCTTTGTTTTTTGATGTAGATTTTACATTTTTGTTATTAGCTGTATTGTTGTTACTCTTTTCAGTTTTACTTGTTTTTTCGACTGATTTTTCTTCATTGTTTGTTGTCTTCTCAGCAGAACTATCTTCTGTCTCTTCAGCAGGAGCATTCATAATCTCTTCATTAGTATCTGCCTCCTCTTTCCCTGCTTCGTAACCTGCACACTCTGTACAAGGTATTTTCTTATCATCAACTTCCATTGTTATTCCATCACAATTCTTGCAATACTCATCTGTTGGGTCTCCTGCATATTTACAAATTTTACTCATTTTAATTACCTCCATGAAATCTCTTTTTGGCTTTTTCTGCCATTTCTTCTCTTTGCTCATCTGTAAGTTCTTTTTCAATTATAGAAAGCTTTAATGCTTTAAGTGGTAGTTTAGCTAAAATACTACCATCATTGTTATAAGTTATAATTTTAGCTTTGTCGGGATGCTTCTTACATAATGACTCAATTTTAGTTATGAATTTCTTTTGACTAATTGAAAGTATAATTATATCCTCACCTGTTATCCACTCTATGCAATTTTCTCTATAACCATCCATATATATCATCACTCCTTTCTTCTTGTGACTCTTAATGTATAAGATGTTTTTGTTATTTTAGCTTTCGCTAGTTTGTTAATATCAAAATCACCATTATATACAAGTTTTTCCAAAGCATCTTCGTCAATATATTCTTTTTGCTTAATAACAGACGATAACAATGCACCACTGAGATTTTCTTTTATGATTTCAATTGCTAAATCCTCATTTAGTGATTCTTTATCGGTTTTTGTCAATGTAGCAGTATATTTCTCTGAATCTGCTGAACTCATATCATGTCCATACATATAGCCCTTAATATTCTCACTAAGAGCATTATTTACTTTTTTTAGTGCATTTTCTTTATCTTTTGACTCTTTATATTCATCAATGATTTTTGACAAGTCAAATCCATCAATGATTTTTGACAAGTCAAATCCATCTCTTCTACTCATTTAATGTCTCCTTCTTTTTCTTGTATTGCTTACCTAGCTGTAAAATTTGAGTACCACGTTTTCCCCATTGATACATAGCGTTAAATTCTGCCATACATCCACGATATTCAGTTTTTAATAACTGAGAAAATCGTTTTAACTCTTGTACTTGAGCTAATGTAAATAGCATTGTACCTCTGTTATCAATTTCGGGTTTGGGCAAAACTAAACCTACTGGCTTCTCATAGTATTTTGAATTATACCATTTATACCATCTAATAATGGTCTTTGTAGATACATCAAGTATCTGTGCGGCT